TGAACTACAGCCTAACATGGTAGCATTGAACTCTGATAGAGGTGAGACTTCTTACATCGTCGGTGATACACCAATGAGACTAAAAGATGATGCAACTGAAATTCAGGCTTGGGCAACTAACGCCGCGAAAGCAGTGACAACAGGTGAAGATGGACTAGTAACTAGAAATACTTACATGGGTCTATTCTATCCATCAGGTATCACTAGTGATCTATCTGGTAACTTAGTTGCTGTACCATCATCACACATGATGACAAGAACTATGTTGCGTAATGACAATATTGCTTATCCTTGGTTAGCTCCAGCAGGAACTAGACGTGGTATAATCGATAATGCTACAAGCATTGGTTACATTGATGCAGAAGGTGAATTTAACTCAATCAGAACACGTATTGGTATTAGAGATGTGTTATACACTAACTTTATTAACCCAATGGTATTCTTTACAGGTAACGGATTATTGAACTATGGTAACAAAACTTCATTCAATTCTTCATCTGCATTGGATAGAGTTAACGTAGCAAGATTAGTTGCTTACATACGTAGACAATTGATTCTAGCATCTAGACCATTCGTATTTGAACCTAATGATCCACAAACAAGAAAGTCTATTAAAGCAGTAGTAGAAACATTGTTCCAAGACTTAGTTTCAAAAAGAGGATTATACGACTACTCAGTAGTTTGTGATGATTCAAATAACACTCCAGCAAGAATAGATCGAAATGAACTTTGGATTGACATAGCAGTAGAGCCCGTGAAAGCCGCTGAGTTTATCTATGTTCCGGTCAGAATATTCAACACTGGTGAGTTATCAGGAGCGTAAAACAAATATACAAAGAGGCTTCGGCCTCTTTGAATTAAAAAGATAAATATATACAAGATATATTAAAACAGGAGATTAACAATGGCAACAGCCTCAGATACATTAGCAAAACTTTCGGTACAACCTGAAGGCGGAGCAAACCAAAACTTGTTGATGCCAAAACTTCAATATAGATTCCGAGTGAATTTCATTGATTTTGGTTTTGACGATGATTCTTCACTTATACTTACTAGACAAGTAATAGACTGTGCTAGACCACAAGTTCAATTTGATGAAATCACTATGAACGTGTACAACTCACGTGTCTATCTTGCAGGTAAACACACATGGCAAACACTTGCTATCAATGTCAGAGATGATGCTTCTGGTAATGTATCAAAAGCAGTCGGTGCTCAGTTACAAAGACAATTAGATTTCTACGAGCAGTCCTCAGCGGCAGCCGGCGGAGACTACAAGTTCAGTACTGAAATTCAAATCTTAGACGGTGGTAACGGTATCAACACACCAACAGTATTAGAAAACTGGTCATTAGCAGGTTGTTTCTTACAACAAGCAAACTATCAGACTCTAAACTATAGTACATCTGATGCAGTGACTATTGCTATGACTTTACGTTATGATAACGCAATTCAAACAAATGCTGGTGGCGACATCAACGGCGTTCCGGGAGCAGGCGTAGGACAATCAGGTCTACAAACATTCCCAAGTGCAATTTCTACTGCTACGTAAGTTACAGAATTAATTTAAATAAAGAAACTGGTTTCGACCAGTTTTTTTATGGGTTTTATAAAGTGATAAATAATACTATAGGAGAAATAAAAAACTGTGGCTGATTATAATACACTTACGTTACCGCAAAAGATAACCGGAGCAATGCCGGGTGTGCTAACATTATATAATGTTCCTAACCCACCAACGACTACGACAGATGCAATTGCATTAGATGTCGGTGTTGTAGCATTAAATGAACGTATATCATATATAAAAAGTCAAGCCACTACGATAGGAGGCTTCTTAGGAGGAGGTTTTGCTGAAGCATTAACCGGAACAACTTATAATTTATCTACTAACTCTCCAGTAATACAAGATTTTATACCATACATTCCTCCTGGATATACAGTTGGCGATATAACACTCGGGACTATACTTAATGTTACGGAAGGAGTAAGAGATGACTTTCAAAATCAAGCAACTCAGTTACGACTAGGTAACATTATACCTCAAGATGGAATTGATGATACAGATGATGATACAGATGATGAAATAATACCTCCACCAATTGATACTCCACCAATACCTGATGAGGTTGATGATGATACAGATGATGAAATAATACCTCCACCAATTGATACTCCACCAATACCTGATGAGGTTGATGACGACCTTGAAGACGTTACAACCCCTCCTCCGATATCCGTGCCACCGATAGTTACACCTGACAATAATGCTCCACCGAGAATAGTACCAGATCGATCTGGACAAGCAAATTCAGAATCTTCCTTTGTAAGGGCTAGAGAGGATCTAAAAACAGGCATTGTGGATGCGTTGACTGGTCGAGTGTATTTGCGTGATTATACTCATGCGGCTAAAACATTTTTACCTAATGCACAAGGAAACTCAGGTAAAGTTAAATTTACTTTCCATACTGTATTTGATATCAATGAAGGAGCCATCGTAGCAAACCCAACTACAGGAAATAACTTAGGTCTATTAGTTAAGTCAGTTAAACTACCTACGTTTAATATAGAAGTACAAGAAATGAATCAATACAATAGAAAACGTTTGATTCAATCAAAAATTAAATACCAACCAATTGATATTACATTCCATGATGACAATGCATCACAGGTTACTGCAATATGGGACGCATATTATAGATATAACTATGCAGATGCTTGGAATCCAGTTGTTAATCCTTGGCAGGGTGCTAGTAAAGGCAGTCCAGGAGCATTTAACAGACGTAATATTTATGATCCATCTATCTCAGGTGATACTGAATATGGTTACAGGGGCGATGTACGTGGCGACATTGGTGACGCAAGAACACAGAGCGGAGAGAAAGTACCTTTCTTTAATAACATTACAATATATGGCATGTGGGCAGGAACATATATTGCATATACCTTAATCAATCCAGTCATCACTACATTTGACCATGACACATATGACTATGCAGACGGCGCCGGCACAATGCAAAATAGAATGACTATCGATTATGAGACTGTAATATACAATACAGGAGAGCAAACCGATGATATGCCGCCGGCGTTTGGTAAAGATTCGGCTAACTATGACAAAACAAAAAGTCCTCTAGACCAAGGTGGCAACAATCCAGCAGATATCGCCAAACTTTGGCAACGGTTCAATGATGGTGATATATCATTTGCAGACTTACAAGCATTATTAAGAAGAGGCACTGAAGGATTAGATGGCCCATTAGATACAGGGAGGCGAATGCTTCAGGAAGGCGCTAGAGCGGCCGCATTAGCCGCATTAGGTTTAGGGGGAGACACAAATTTCCCGACTAATGCTTCAACACCCGCAGTAGTAAACATTGCTAACCAAGGTGTAGTGACTGGTGCAACAACTAATACTACAGCGGCATCGAACACAGATCCACAAACAGCAGGTCAACAAATTAAAGGATTTATAGCAGGGGCATTAGGACTAGGTTAATGGCATTACAAATAACAGAAAGAGAAAACACACTTGAAATTTTTGATAGTTTCTATGCTCAGACACTAAGAGTAAATTCAGGGGACTGGGACTCAGTGTATTCTTATTTTTTAGGTGTGCTTAAAGGCAATTCAGAAAATGAAAAAACTAAACAAACTGCATCTCAGTTTGCAACAGTATTGTTTAGAATTGCACAAGAAACTGAAACAGACATTCAAATCTTTATGGATTACTTTAGAACAAATGTACAGACAACATTACAAGTAAACTCTGAAATGGCATTTTATCTTAACTTATTAAAGTCTAAAACAGCATTGTATGGGGTATCAAATGTTCCTACTCCTAATCAAGCAGTACAACGCAACGTAATACCTTAAGGTTAGTCAATGCCTCGTAAACAAAAATACGCACAAGGTATCTATACTATAAAAAATCCTCATAAGTATGTGGGCAAAGGTAAGCCTATGTATCGTTCAGGCTGGGAACTCACATTTATGATCTTCTGTGATACTAACGATAAGATACTCAAGTGGGCGAGTGAATCAATAGTAATTCCTTACTTACATCCTTTTAAAGGGAAACGCACTAATTATATTCCAGACTTCTTTATAGTATACCAAGATAAGTTTGGAAAAACAAATGCTGAGTTGATTGAGATCAAACCAAAAGCACAGAGCATTATAACAGAAAAAGTACAAAATGCAAGACAACAAGCAGTTGTTGCGATCAATCATGCCAAATGGTATTCTGCAAAAGCATATTGTAAAGCACAAGGTATGAAATTTAGAGTAGTGACAGAAGATGATCTTTTCTACAATGGCAGATCAAAGTAACTAAATAGATGCATGACAAAGAAACTTGAAGAATTATTTGATATAGCATCTAGTGATGAAAACGAACTGAATGAACCTATTCCGGGCGTAGCAAAAGAAGTTACTAAAGAAGCATTAAATAACTTAGAGAAGATTGAAACTGCATTACCTACAGTTAGAGGACTAGAAGCATCTGACAGAGAGTTAGATGATTTAGCCGATAAAGCATCAACAAGTTTCCAAGATTTAATGGACTTAGGTATGCAAGTAGATTCACGTTTCAGTGGAGATATATTTAGTGTTGCGAGTAACATGTTAAACCATGCTATTACTGCTAAGACTGCTAAACTAAACAAGAAATTAAAGATGATTGACTTACAATTAAAGAAAGCAACACTAGATCAACGTCAAGCAAAGGCTGACGAAAAAATTGACAATATTCCTTTAGGCGAGGGCTCAGGCCAAAACTTAGATCGCAACGAATTACTGCGAGTTTTAAGTGGGAAAAACTCAGAGGAATGATAAATATATTATACGGGAACTATACAATATGAAAAGTTTAAAACATTACATTGCAGAATCCATTCACACTTATGATTGTACGATCAAAGTTGCTGGAGACTGTAGCAAAAATTTCTTAGAGTTATTTAAACATAACTTACAAAAGTTTGAGCCTCAAGAAATCAAGGGCCCAACTACTACACCGATTATGAAATCACCGTATGGATTTCCCAATCTTTCAAATGAACAAGTTCACATCTTTAAATGTAAATTCGCATATCCAGTAACTGAACCAATGATTCAACAACTAGCACAATTGCTAGGGCACAACATTAACTATGTAAGAATGGTTAATACTGCATTTGACGATAGCATTGACAACGAGATGGTTGGCTATGAAAATGAAATGAAAGATACTCCTTTGTTACAGCATGACGAAATGAATGACAATGGAAAAGAAGCCAGCAAAGAATATGGTGATAAGTATTTAGATAGTATTCATAAACATGCTGAACATAAGAATGTAGGCAAAGTAGGTTTACCTGCTGATCAAAAGAATACTAAAGATTCATTTGATCCTTGGAAGCCTTGGACAGATGATTCAGTTAAAGGTGATAAGAGTCCGTTCACTGATATAAAAAGGGCTCCAAAGCCTGAGACATCAGCGGGACTATAAGGATAATATTATGGATTTTAAAGACATATTAACTAAATTTGACAAAGTGACAGAGAAAGAGTCATTAGTTAAAAAAGAACCTAAAAAGGAATCTAAAAAACCTAGACCAAGCAATATGCTTACTGAATCTGATTCAGTAACTAAAGAATTTAAACTACCTTCATTAAAAAAGGTCTTTGAAGAATTATCAATCGCCCCGGCATCAGGTCAACCTGCACAAGAAATTCAAAAAGATGGACAGACAATCGGAACAGTCACTAATCCAACAGTTGCTAATCAATTAAAAACAGCAATGGATGCAGGCGAACTAACTATCGGTGAACAAGAAATACAAGAAGCCGAAGATTGGATTGATGGCGCAGTTAAGAAGCCAGGTGCTTTCAAAGCACAAGCAGAAAGAGCAGGAATGTCTACATCAGCATTCGCAAAACATGTACTAGCAAACAAAGACAAGTTTAATGCTAAAACAGAAAAAAGAGCAAACCTTGCTAAAACATTTAGTAAGATGAAAGAAACAGATACTCCGCCTGAATCATCAATGGATCTTACATCTCCAATTAGTGGCGGTGGCATGAGAGAAAGTGACGGATCAGGTTCATATGGTGGACAATCTCCACTTTCATATGATACACAACGTTCATCAAAAATGAAAGTAAAAGAAGCAATCAAACTTCCAGAAATTACACCGCAAATGGGCGACAATGGATCTAATACTCAAAGTGTAATCTCAGGTAAAAAAGTAAAAGAAGGCGCTAATATGGCCGCTCAATACGGGCCAGATGACGGATCACACAATTCATCTAATGATGAAAAAGGTAATGCCGCGGCAAACGCCGCATTGGCAGCCAACGATGCTGACACACCTCAGCTAGTAAAAGAAAAAACTAAGGACTATGATGTGAAACCTACTAATAACCCTAAAGCGGCGAAAGGCAAAGTCTTAAATCCTAAAGGAAAGACAGACGGAAAAGCATCACCAGAAACTTATGTAGAGAGTAAATCTCGTAACTTACCAAGTATTTCACGTTTGAAATCTATGTGTAACGAAGGTTTATCAACATCTGCTATACAACAACTGCACCCTAAGTGCAATAAAAAAGAACTTAATATTATGATTAAAAATACAAAAACAAACTTAAAAGAAGGCGCACATCACATTCTTAAAGCGGCAAAGCACATGGGTCATGCTCATGGTTTATGTAAAGGTGGATATTCATGTCCTCATGACGAAGGTTCTGAAGGTGCAAGAGCATACCACGAAGGCTATAAAGAAGGCTTAGACGAAGCATGTGGCATGGGAATCAGAAATGAACCAATCGCAGGTATGGAAGAAGGCGTAGCTGGAGCAGTAGCAGGTGGAGTATTAGGTGCAAAAGCAGGCTTTTTACCTAGTGTATCAGGTACTGTAGCAGGAGCATATCTAGGTCATAAAGCACAACAAGCCGCAGATAATACTAATGAAAATGAAGGCGAAGTTGTAGATACTATGGCATCTTATGGTGCAATGGGCGAAGCAGAATCTTCTCCAGACGGAAACGTTGGTGCAGATGATGCCGGTGCATATGACAAGTATGATTGGGACGCACAAACAGTCGAAAGAGAAGTTTCTGAAGACGAATTTGAAGAAGGTAATGCATTCTCAGGAGCACTTGCAAAAGCACATACAGGTGATAAGTTTGAAGTAGGTGGAAAAGAATTCACAAAAACTACAGAATCTGATGCATACTTAGAAGAAGATGAGTGGACATTTGAATCATTAGAACAAGAACTAAATTTTCATTTAATTGAAGGTAAAGATGGAATGCCTACTAAAGCACATATAACAAAAATGTGCAAAGACGGAAAGTCTAAAGCAGAGATTTGCAAAATGCATCCGAACTGTGATCAAGGTAAATTAAAAACAATGATTGATCATTGTAAAAAAGAAATGAAATCAAAACTTGATGAAGGCTATACAATGTCTATCACTCAAGGTGAAGAAAATACACCAGATAGAGTTAGTGTTAATGCAACAGATGCAGAAGCAGACAAGTTAATCAAGTTTGTTAAAGATGTTGGCTTAGGTCAATATGGAGATGCAGAAGTTGCTGATGTTGATGCTGAAGTAGTAGACACTGGATCATTTTATGGTAGTCCTGAAGTAGAAGTAGAACCACAAGGTTCACATGATGACATGCTTAAGTTAATGGGTATAGTAGATATGCCTAACGGAGACTTTGAAGACGAAGTAGAAGCACCAGGTACTGACATTGATGTACAAGTAGATGACGCGGCATGTGAATCATGCGGTGATAAACATGCTATGGAAGAAGGATGTGGCGATAAGTCTATGGAAGAAACTCAAGGATATGATGACAAAGAAGACGAGTCATTAGGCATGAGAACAGGTAAAGAATCAGGCAAGCATCAATCAATGAAAGATCGTAGAGATGACTCTTACGGTAAATTCGGTAAGAGAGATGAAGAACACAGAGACATCAAAGAGTATGAAGACGACCATGATGTCAAACCTCAAGCAGACGATATGCATGAAGAACAAGGCTATGATGACAAAGAAGATGAGTCATTGGGCATGAGAACAGGCAAAGAATCAGATCACAAACAATCAGACAAAGCACGTAGAGATGACTCTTACGGTAAGTTTGGAAAAAGAGATTCAGAGCATAGAGAAAAATCATTAGAAGAAATGATGGGCATGATTGATGAAATGAGTCAAGGCTATGATGCTGTAGAAGAAGAAAAAGATGCAGGATTATATGACAAGTATGATTGGAATGCATCTACTGAAGGTGACAAAAAAGTCGATGAAGAATCAGATGTAGAAAGAGATGATCATGCTGAAAAAGCAGGTAGAGAAGTTGCACATGATGCAGACTACGATGATCGCAGACATCCAGGCAAAGACGGCAAAGATGTTACTAAAGATATTGAATATGATGAAATGCATGAAGATCAAGGTTATGATGACAAAGAAGATGAGTCATTAGGCATGCGTACTGGTAAAGAATCTGATAAGAAACAGTCTATGAAAGATCGTAGAGACGATTCATATGGCAAGTTCGGTAGCAGAGACGAAGAACATGATCATTTAAAAGAAATGATGGCTATGCTTTCAGAAGTAGGAGCAGAAGCATCAGAAGAACCTACTCAGCCATTATCACAACACGATGATGAAAGACTATTAACTAAAGAAGGCGCAGAGGATGCACCTAAGGACGATGTAAACGACACTGAGAACGAAGAAATCACTGAGACACAAACTGAAGATCAAAGAGAGTTTGCAGTAGCAGAAGACGATGACTTAGAAGAAGGTAAGATACCCGCAGGTCTAAAAGCATACCAAGATAAAAAGAAAGGTAAGAAAGGCGATTCTGAGAAAGAGGTTGATGAAGCATGTGGAGACACGAAAGAAGAAGAAGAACTTACTGAATGGGCTAACGATGCTGGTAAAAACGGCACAGAAACTTCATTTGAACAAGATATCGACTTTATGACTAAAGTAATCTCAGGTGGACTTAACAAGCAGAAATCAACAGGTCAAACAACTATTCCAGTTATTGCAGGTCAAAATGATCGCACTGGCTACAATGGTGCTGACTTAGTTAAAGAAGGCTCTGTAATGTCACATGATGGCCTAGCAGGTCTAATGCTTAAGATGGATGAGTTAAGCAAATAAAAATAATATAACGTTGAACCCGTTTAAATACCCGGCTAAGTCGGGTATTTTTTTGGCTATTGCCTATATAGCGGCATCTGTTTAACAAAGATAAATACTACTATTAGGAAAGAATTGCTATGGCACAAAGAAATATTGACTTCGGAGCATTCCCTGACGATCCAGATGCAGATGCTATACGATCGGCATTTGAGAAAGTTCAGTTAAATTTTACAGAAGTATTCGCTGGATTAGGCGATCAAGCAGTAGTATCAGTTAACAAGACAGCAGGGCCGGGAGTATACTTAGTGAACGGTTCCCCAGTAGGAAACGTTGTCTTAGGTGCTAACATATCTTGCGTACAGTTTACTTCAACAACGTTATCATTAACTAGAGATGCACCCGGAAACGGCTCCCCAGGTGGTAGTGCAACTATCACAGACTCGACTCAAACATTATATATTGATATACCTAACACTGTAGCAAATATCAGTGACGTAATAGTATCAAACTCAATACAAGGTAATGCAATTATAGGTAATGTGTCCGGAGACTTCGGATACATATTAGCAAATGCAACATCTGGTAATGGAAACATTAATGCCAACAACATAACATTGTCTGCCGCTCTTATAGCCGCAAATGTCAGTGGTAATGGAGCTGGACTATCAGCAATCGCTGGTGCTAATGTAACTGGAACTGTACCATTAGCAACAACTGCAGGTACAGTATCAACTATAGCACAACCAAACATAACATCATTAGGTACGTTGACAACACTAGCTGTTCAGTCAACCGTTACTGCGGTAGCATTCACTGCTAACACAGGTTTATTCACTGGAGATGGCGGAGGCTTATCAAACATCACAGGAGCAAACGTTACTGGACAAGTAACGAATGCCGCAACTGCAAATATTGTTGCAGGTGCTAATGTAACCGGAGAAGTTTCACATGCCGCAGTATCAAACTCTGTAGCTGGTGCAAATGTTTCAGGTGCAGTAACATTCGCATCGACCGCTAACGCAGTAGCCGGAGCAAATGTCTCAGGTGAAGTAACTAATGCCGCAATCGCAAACTCAGTTGCAGGTGCTAACGTAAGTGGTGCAGTAACATTCGCTGGAACTGCAAACGCAGTTGCTGGTGCTAATGTAAGCGGAGCAGTTGCTTTTGCAACTACTGCTAATGCAGTCGCAGGCGCTAATGTATCAGGTGAAGTAACTAATGCCGCAACAGCAAATGCAGTGGCAGCCGGTAATGTAATAGGTACTATAAACTTAGCAACATTCGCTGGAACTGCAAATGCAGTAGCAGGTGCAAACGTCAGTGGAGCAGTAGCATTCGCAACTACAGCAAACGCAGTAGCAGGCGCTAATGTAAGTGGAGCAGTAGCATTCGCAACTACAGCAAACGCAATAGCAGGTGCTAATGTCAGTGGTGAAGTTGGATTCTCAGCAGTTTCAAACTCAGTTGCTGGCGCAAACATATCAGGTACTGTAGCAAATGCAACATATGCTGTTACAACAGGTACAGTAGAAACTGCCGCACAACCAAACATAACAAGTACAGGCACATTAACATCATTAGATGTTACAGGAAATGTAACTGCCGGAAACTTAACTACAACTGGATTAATTACAGGTGACGGTGGTGGTCTATCAAACATATCTGTATCAACAGGTTCATATATCGAAAACGGCACAAGTGAAGCAAGACTTGATGCTAGTGGACCGTTCAGAGTTACAGTAGGTGGAACTGCAAACATATTACAAGTTAAGAATACTGGAACCAAGGTAGAAGTATTAGGTTCATTATCAGTATCTGCAGGTATTGACAACAACATAAACTTTAATAGCACATCTAATTTAGGACCCGTAAGTAATGTAACAGTTACTGGTGGTACAGCAGGATCATTCTTAAAAACAGATGGCGCTGGTACTTTATCTTTTGATAGTGCAACATTAGTACCGGCTCAAGGTTCAGATACACAGGTCATATTTAATGACGGTGGCTCTGATTATGCTGGTAACACAGGATTTACATTCAATAAAACAACAGGTAACTTAAATACACCCGGCTCTATTATTGCTGCCGGCGGAGTATCTGCTGGAATATTAGGCGGAAGTCTAACAACAATAGCACAACCAAATATCACATCTGTTGGTACTTTAAGTTCATTAATATTAAGTGGAAACTTAAACACTAACAGTGATCTAATTACAAACGCTGGTAACATTACAATTGCAGGCGGTAGTGGAACATTCATCGGCAACGGCAACGGATTAACTAATATACCAGGTGCAAATATAACAGGCGCTGTTCCTACAGCAACTTTAGCAACATTCGCAACTACAGCAAACGCAGTAGCAGGTGCTAATGTAAGTGGAGAAGTTACATTCGCGGCAACAGCAAACGCAGTTGCTGGTGCTAATGTATCTGGGGCAGTTGCTTTTGCAACTACTGCTAATGCAGTAGCAGGTGCTAATGTAAGTGGAGTAGTAACAAGTGCAACATCAGCAACTACAGCAAGTACAGTAACAACAGCCGCACAACCAAACATCACAAGTGTCGGTACATTGTCATCATTATCAGTCACTGGTAGTGTGTCTGCAGGGAATGTGTCAGGCACAGGTGGTGTGTTTACATATGTATCTGGAGATGGAGCAAATTTAACAGCAATCACAGGACAAAATGTTTCAGGTGAAGTTGACTTTGCTCAAGTAGCAAACTCAGTAGCAGGAGCTAATGTATCAGGTACAGTATCAAGTGCTACAACAGCCACAACTTCAGGTACAGTAACAACTGCGGCACAACCAAGCATTACATCTCTTGGTACACTATCAGGATTAGGTGTCAATGGAATTATAACAGCATCAGCAGTAGTAGCAAATACAGGATTATTTACAGGTGATGGTGGCGGCCTATCAAATGTAGCATCCGCTAATATTTCTGGAACAGTAGCAAACGCAACATATGCAACATCAGCAGGTAGTTCAGCACTAGCATTAGATATTACAGGGGCATCACAGCCGAACGTTACTTCTGTTGGTACATTAACTAACTTAACAGTGTCTGGTAATATAACTAATCAGACTCACATTATTAAAGACGTAACAACAGTAACTGCAACCGGAACAAATCTAGCAGGTGCTACAGCAGTAGCCGGAGCAGATATATTCACAGTAACAACACCTAGCAATGACAATGGTGTTTTACTAATGACAGCCGTTGCAGGTTTATGTCTATACATTAAAAATATATCAGCATCAAATATATTAAAAGTATATCCGGCACCGGGTGATAACATTGATGGTAGCCCTGGGGCAATGTCAATAGGTCCTAAAGGACATATTCAATTTGTAGCACATAGTTCATCAGCATGGTATACTGTTGGCGCAACATATGCATAATGTTTTGCATCTTTAAGAAGGATAAAAAACAAATGAAACTTAGCAATAATTTTACATTAACAGAGTTTGAAAAAAGTCAAACTGCTATACGTCAAGGTTTAGATAACACTATGCCTGAAGAACATTTAGCAAATGCAAAGGCTCTCTGTGAAAATGTATTGCAAAAAGTCAGAGAACATTTCGGACCTACTACTATTAACAGTGGATATCGTGGGGATGCCTTAAATAAAGCAGTAGGTGGAAGTGCAAAATCACAACATTGTAAAGGACAAGCGGCAGACATTGAAGTCCCCGGTGTCTCTACATTTGAGGTTGCTAAATGGATCGAAAGACATACTGACTTTGATCAAGTCATCTTAGAGTTTTATACTCCGGGCATACCAGACTCTGGTTGGGTACATGTTACCTACAATACAGAAGGTAATAGAAAGAAATCTTTGACTGCATCTAAAGTAGGTGGTAAAACACACTACTCTCTAGGATTAAATCGATGAGCAACCATCCTACATGGGTAACTACAGCAGGCTCTATCGGCACATACCCGTCGCAAGTTGCTATGACATTTACTTTTTCAGCAACACCTATTGCTCCTGCTACAAAAATTACATATGCTGTACTTAGTGGTGCTCTTCCTACAGGATTAACATTGAATAGTACAACAGGTATACTATCAGGAACACCCGGCATCGTCGGCTCTGATACTACATACAACTTTGCTGTAAGAGCAACAGATGATTATACAGGTGATAATCAACGCATAGCAGATAGAACTTTTAGTACAATTATTAGTGGAGTTGCTACACCTACATTTGCTACACCAACTGGAACAATACTAAACACAAACGACACGGTGTGGAGAGAATTACAAATAGAATATAATAATCCAGTAGCATCTAATCCAGTATTAATAAGAAAAGTGCAAGGTAGTTTACCTCCAGGCTTAGAATTAAACAGTAAAGGATTATTAAGAGGCTACCCAGAACCACCTGTTATTAATATTAATTATAGTGCTGTAACTACATCAGTCTTAGCAATATCATCTAGTATTTTAACAGTATTAAGTACAACTGGCTTTGTTAAAGAAAGACCTATTACATTTTCTGGAACTGTATACGGAGACATCGTAGTTAATAGAACTTATTATGTCAAAGATATTCTAACTGCAACTACATTTACAATCTCAGGCGCACGTGGTGGAACAGCAGAGGTTCTTGTTGATGGTGTAGGTACATTCAATGCCTCATTACCACAGATTCAAACAGGTGAACCAACAGTACAGACATATTCATTTACATTAGAACTATCATCACCATTAGGTAATGCATTAGAATCATATAACATTGTTGTTGCAAATCAAAATGCACCAATTAGTGCAGGAGGACCTGGCTTCCCGGGTAATACTAGAACACCGAGTATATTGAATACTAGGCCTACAACATTTGATGTTGCAACAAATGATCCAACTAACTATGGTTATTATGTATTTCCTAATGATGATATAAACACAACATATTCTCCCGGTACAGAAGCAAATATCGGAACATATCCAAGTGGAGAATACTTCTCATGGAGAATGCTCGGTAAAGACTTTGATGGAGATGCTTTAGAGTATCAATTTATAGATTTACCCTTAGGGTTAGTAGGAGACTCTACTACAGGATGGATCACAGGAACGCCTACAATCGCCGCTGACAGCATTTCAAACTATGCATTTAGTGTGAACGTAAGAAAAGCAAGTTTTACTAACGTACAGAGTTCTGTATTTAAATTTAAGATGACAGTTTCTAATAATATATTAGGTACAGTTACATGGGTTACCCCTAGCGATCTTGGTAAGATGAATAATAGTGAAACATCTATTTTATCTGTAAGTGCGACATCAGATGTTACACTTAACTACAGAGTAACAAGCGGAAAATTACCCCCTGAGTTAAAGTTATTAGATAACGGAGAGATATCAGGTACAGTATCGTATCAACCTACAGACACGTTTTTAAATAAAAATACTGAAACAGAATTTGACTTTACAATCGAAGCATATTCATCTCTTTACCCTGTTGTACATTCTAGTAGAACATTTACATTAAAAATTGTACAAGAATTTGATCAACCTACTGATACATTATATATTAAATGTGTTCCGGGTGTTGCAGATAGAAATATAATTAAAGGATTGCTTAATAACACTACACTTATTCCAACAGCAGACTTATATCGATCTGACGATGTTAACTTTGGTAAAGCAACAAACATTACATATGAACATGCATATGGAATCTATGCAAGTGACTTTGATGAGTATGTAGCCGCTATTACTAAGAATCATTATTGGAGATATATTACATTAGGCCAATTAAAAACAGCAGTTGCAAAGAATGCGGCTGGTACAGTAGTATATGAAGTTGTGTACTCAGAAGTACAAGACAACTTAGTTAATCCTAAAGGCAAAAGTGTTAGTGAAGAAATAATATGGCCAAGAAACATACCATTAAACAAAGGGCCTTGGTATACAAGTGTGACTGATGTATATACAAGTTATGTTAATACAACACCTGCAGGACAGCAGATAGAAACACAAGAAACATTTGAAGAACAGTTATTATCTGATGAAAGTGGTTTGCCTTTATTAACAGAAACAAGTCAACCAGGCTACTATACAAGTTTGACTCCAGGATATGCAAGAAACTTATTCCCAAACAGTCTACCCAACATGAGAGACAGAACAGGCACAAACTTAGGACAAGAATTTGACTTTAGATTGCTTCCTGAATGGATGACAAGTCAACAAGCAAATGGTTCGACATTAGGTTACACTCCTGCTTGGGTCATTGCTTATTGTAAACCAGGAACATCAGCAACGATTAAGAATAATATTGAAACATTATGGTTAGATCCTTTAGGAAGACCGTATACATTAAACACAATTAACTTCCAGTTAGATAGAATAACTGTAGATAAATCTGTTACGTTTGACTATGATAATAATGTTAGTCCGCCCGCATGGACAGGACTACCGAGTGCTTCTCCAGAGCCTAACCCTATCGACTCTAAAGATTTTCATGTCTTATTTCCTAGACGCACTATCTTACCAGACGAAGGAAATGTATCTGGCTAATTTGCATAGATAAATAGTATATTGAGAGATTAGATAAATTATGAGTACAATTAATACAAACGGAATAGACGGAAATTATCCGACTCCGGGACAAAATAATAGTTCTGAAGGGTTCAGAGATAACTTTACGGCTATTAAAAACAACTTAAACACTGCTGGTACTGAAATTACAGAACTACAAGATAAAGTAGTACTTAAGCAAGGTTTGAATAATATTACATTAGATAATAATATGGGTAATACTTTAATTAGTAATGCCGCTATTAGAACATTTCGTAATACTACATATAATTTAGGTAATAATGTATCAGGTACTGTCGTTGTTGATTGTACATTAGGTGACGTACAGTTTGCTACGATTACAGGTGATACAACTTTTCAACTTGCAGGGTGGTCACCAACTGCAACTAAACATACGATCACATTAGATTTAACAATTTCAAATACATTAGCAAATCTTAATTTTCCAGCAACAGTAAGTGGTACTCTATTAGAAAACAACACACTTAATTCAGGTAATTTACAAATTGCTACTGCACCTTACGGGGCAGGAAGATTAGTATATGATCTATCTACAGTCGATTGCGGTAATTCAATCTTAATTGAACCGGTCAATAGACCTTATCAAACATCACAGATAGAAACAAGAGATGCAAATACACCGACAGGTTATCAAGGTGATAGAAACGGCGATATTGCTGTTGCACCTGTAATAACTCCGATCACAGTAACTGCTACAACTATAACTACTAATATCTTTACAGTTGCATCGACTACAGGCTTTTATGTAGGTATGCCAATTCAATTCACTGCTCAAGGCGGCGGAACAATATTTGGTGGACCTGTTGCAGGCACAACTTATTACGTTTCTGCTATTGTAGCCGATACTAGTCTTGTTGTAACAACAGATACTGCACTTACTACACCTCTTACACTATCAACTGCAACAGGAACGATGCAGGCTTCACCTATTGCTTACACATACATTTGTATAGGGAACTTTGATAGTAATGTAACAGCAGGGAACGCACAATCAGTTACAAGTAATGTTCTTACAGTAGGAGCAACATCAATTGCAAATACTTTTTGGGCAAATCAACCAGTTATCTTTTCAGGCGCTAATGTAACTAACGCAGGTTTAGTAGCCAATACACCATACTATGTTAAAACTGCACCAACAACAACCACTATGACATTGAGTAGAACTCGTATCGCAGGTGGTGTTGCAGGACCAACTGTAGAACTAACAGATGCTACATCGGCACAAGTGGATGGAGTAATCGCAACAATTTATGTGCAAGGACATGATATCTGGAAGCGAGTTACGTTAGACTCATTCTAAGAGGACGCTATGACAGGCATGCATCATCCATTTATAAGTGATTTATCAGATAAATCTATTGAAGACTTACAGGAAGCAATTAGTGAACTTACTGGTAAGTTAACTTTTGCACATAGAACACAAAACCAACCTTTAGTTAATCAACTTGACATGGTTATGAATAGTTATAAAGATGAACAAAGAAAAAAACTAGACAAATTATTTGATGACAAAGATATAGGCGACACTATTAAAGTAGATAGGAAATAAAATGACAGCCAGGATCGAAAGAGACTTGAGTTTTTCGACTGCGATACATTTTTCTGACACTTTTATCCTCAACGAATATTTTATGACTCTTTCTATGTTAATAGAAACAGAGGATATCATTGAACAAAACATAGCACTAGAAAGAATACTACATTTCGGTATGATTGTGTTAAACAATTGTGTTTTCATTCATCAAGCCGATACTAAAGCAATACAAAAATATAAAGATGCCGGCATCAGAGTTTGTGTGTTACCAGAAGAGCCTTTTGATCAGATCATTTCTATGGCTCTACTACAAAAGTTTAACTCTATTACTGAAGGTCGTTTAAAAGTTACAGACTGTACACTGAGTTCTAATCTAAGTGACGGTGTTCGTTATTGTACAGTATCAGAAGTAGTAGAGAATACAATAGACAAAGATAACACTAAATGGTGGAACTGCAATACTCTATGCATAGAACATTCTGTACCAGTTACAGATGACAATAACATTGTAAAACTTTTTTCTAATGATGACTGGGAAAAACTAGAACTTCAATTTGTAAAAAAGGGTAAAAAGAATTAAGATAACTAACCCTTATTACTTGTATTTTACATTTATTGCTGTATAATATATCATATGATTAACGATTACTACGGACGCCCTATCTATACTGAACGAGATTTAGTAGATATCTACATGAAAAATCCTAGTCAACATTTAACAAATACTCTGACGGATATGAAAATAGATATAGATCCTTCATTAGAGATCGAAAACGTTCCGGGACTAATAGAACATACACTAGCACAAATGTCAGTCGCAGACTTTGATGAAGAAATGCGAAGCAAATGGCATATGCCTCAACACTATAGAGAGTTTGATATTGCTAAGTGGTTATTAACACAATGCAAACATGAAGAAGAAATTCAACGTGTAGGTAAAGAACTATTACTGTATCAAAAACGAGGACAGTTCTTATTACTTCAATACATGAAATACTTAGTTGATTTAATGAGAGAAAACAATATTGTTTGGGGTGTCGGAAGAGGCTCAAGTGTATCAAGTTTTGTTTTGTTTTTGATCGGTATTCACCGTATAAATAGTATCTACTACGGTCTAGACATCGAAGAATTTTTAAAATAGGATAAGAATATGAGCAGAGTATATAAAACAGCAAGAGGTAAATCATTAGACATGGCCTCTTTAATTGCACGACAAGAACAAACACGTGCTGTTAGTAATATTAATGCTATTAACTCTCGTGGTGATGAGATTGATAGCAATGGTAACATCGTAAAACCAAACACTCAGAGAGTTGCAGACTCTTACGCATCACAAGTAGGAACGCAAGGGGCAGTACCTCTACAAGAACGTCCTGAGAATCCAAATCTCAGTAAAAGTGCAAATCCAAATGCTCCTTTATCTCCTAAGCAACAGAGAGAACTTGATGCATTAGAAAAAGAATCTAGTGTAGTTGAAGAAGTAAAACAAGAAACTCCTATGTTAGATAAACTCGTAGAAGAATCAAAACCAGAAGCAGTTACTGAACCAGTTGCTCAAGCAACATCACAACCTGACCCAGTAGTACAAGAAACTATTGAACCTTCTGAATCAGAAATAATGCAAGCCGACTTAGAACCTATTATTCCCCCTGAAGAATTCGTAATGAAATCAGCAGACGAAGCTCCAGATAGTTTCGGAGCAGAGGGAGAACTGCATCCTGAAGAGGCTGAGTTAGCAGACTTAGAAGAAGACTTTGATATCGAAGCAATTAAGAAAGAGGCGTTAGAAAACATCATAACAGAAACACCAAAAGCAACATCTAAAAAGAAAGGTAAAAAGTAAATGGCAATAGGACTTAAATCTAATATTAATCGTATTCATTGCAAATCATTAAGAGCAATCAGTGATAAAGTTATTGTACATGGTATGGACTTCGGTGCACAAAAATTAGCATCTGGTATTATTATGATGGACGATGATAAGAAATCACAAGGCATCAAGCCTCGTTGGGCACAAGTCTATTCTATAGGACCATTGGCTCAGCCAAAGACAGAACTTCAAGTAGGTCAGTATGTTCTTGTTGGTCATGGACGTTGGACACGTGGTATTAATATCGTAGACGAAGAGGGCGAGAAAACAATTCGTGCGGTTGATCTAAAAGACTGTATGCTAGTAAGTGATGAACCTCAAAACAACATGGCATTTGGTGACAAAGAAGGCGCATAAAAGTGTGCAAAAACGGTCAAATTACCCGCAGAAAAGTGTTGACATCTTAACACAAACCCTGTATAATATCTGTAATAACTTAAATTCTAAGAGGTATGAATGAAGAATCAATTGTGGGTAGAAAAGTATCGTCCTAACACAGTAGATGGCTATGTCTTTACAGACGATAATCAAAAAAGTCAAGTAGAAGGCTGGATCAAAGAAGAAAGTTTCCCTCATTTATTGATGTCAGGTGATCCTGGTACTGGTAAAACAACACTAGCAAAACTGTTAATCAATGAGTTAGGTGTTGAAGAATATGATGTGCTAACGATCAATGCTTCACGTGAGAATGGTATAGACGTTCTACGTGACAAGATCAATGGCTTTGTGCAGACTATGCCGTTCGGCAAGTTCAAAGTTGTGCTGTTAGACGAGGCTGATTATTTAACTCAACCTTCGCAAGCCGCTTTACGAAATGATATGGAGTCATACCACGAGACTGTTCGATACATTCTTACGTGTAACTATGCCCATAAGATCATTCCTGCACTAAAGTCTCGGTGTCATCAATATCATATTGCTAAACCCGATTCAACAGAGTTTACAGCAAGAGCGGCGACTGTGCTAGTCACAGAGAACGTTGAGTTTGAATTAGATGTGCTAGATACGTATGTTCGTGCAACTTATCCTGACTTACGTAAGTGTCTCAATCAACTGCAAGTAAACAGCAGTAACGGCGCTCTCAGGCCCCCTCAGAGTGCAGGACAGAGTGAAGATGAACTCTTAGTAGAAGCAACAAACTTATTTAAAAGCGGTAAATTGATTGAAGCAAGACAACAATTGATGCAGTATATCGCATTGTACCCTACTCGTATCGAAGACACATATCGTTGGATGTATGAGAACTTAGACTTGTTCGGAGCATCTAATGAACAACGTGATGCAAATATTATTGTCATTAGAAATGGTCTAGCAAATCTACCCTTAGTAGGTATCCCAGAGATATCTTTGGCCGCAACTTTAGTTGAGTTGACTTCTTGAGGGTATAAATATTTAATATGAGATACTTACTAATACAATATATTCGCAAACCAAATGGTCAGATTGACGAATTGGTGCAAACTTCACGTAAACTTAAAAAGTCCGATATGAACACAAAAAATGTGATCTTGGATTATTCTGACAATAGTATACAGAAATGTGTAATTGAAGGCAATAACCATGATACGACATTTGAACAGATGACCAAATACTACAAACGTATCTATCCTAAACTTATTGAGCAACTTGAAATGGAAGCACCCATAGAAAAGAAAGACAAAAGAAATAAGAAGTAACATGAATGCATCTGTACCAGACATGTATGTTTGGGAAATGTTGTTAGACAGTAATAGGTCTAATGCATACATAAAGTATATCAAACAAAATGCAAAAGATAAAGTCATTGTTGACTGTGGTGCTGGTTCAGGATTCTTTACTTGGTTAAGTTTAAAATACGGTGCATCAAAAGTTTACAGTTGCGAGATAAACTTCCAGTCTTACAATATCTTACGAAATAAATTTAAAAACACAAAAGCAGAAATTTTAAACATAGATATTTTTAATGATACATTACCTAAGGGAGATATCTATATACATGAGATATTTGGTCATTGTGCATTAACAGAAGGCATCTTATTCTTCCTTGATAATTGTCAAAAGCAACAAATACATAATGTCTTTCCTAACAATCTTAAACTTATATCATGTAACATAGATCATCTACAACAAAAAGTAGTAACAGACCTTGATGATAACGATTTAGATACCGATTTGCGTGAATATTTTAAAACAAACAACAAAGAATTAAATCCGAACAAGTATCTATATAATACAGATTATACAATCAGTAATAAAGAAACAATATTTGATAGTAATATATTTGATTTGTTAGATTTTAATTTTACTGCTAAAGGAACTCATACTTATTTTGAAGCAGGGTTTGATGATGAATACTATTCAAGTCTTGCAAAGAAACAAAACTCATGGGACATTAAAAAGCAGGTAACACATCCTTATATCGCATATATACCATATGCGAAAAGTATGCTGAATAGAAACGTAAAGACCTTGTAGGGGCAAATCATTCAGTAGGCGAAAGGGTCTTACTGACCCTTTCTTTTTGGTTCATAAGGACCTATGAAATTATTGATACATCTTTAATACGTGTTCAATAATCTTGTGTCTCCGTATGTCTTTTCGATCAAAAGTACATGCTGTCATGCCAGGTACTTTGTGCTGATCAATTCTGTCTTTCAAATCGAGGAGCCCATTATCATGTGTTCTTCGGTCAGTCTGTTCAACATCACCATTGATTACGATTTTGCTACCTTCTGCAATCCTTGTCATTAACATTTTTATCTGTGACGGTGTTGCGTTCTGGGCTTCATCTAATATAATCCAAGAGTGTTTGAAGTTTCTGCCTCGACAAAATGCTAAAGGAGTGATTTCAATTATTTGTTCCTTTAACATGTATTCGATTTCATTCTGTGAGTAATACTCACGTACCACATCGAATAAAGGTCTTACCCACGGTTCCATTTTTGAGTTTAAGTCGCCAGGGAGAAAACCATGTTTTTCGTCATCTACAGCAACAGCAGGACGTGTTAGTAATATCTTATTACATTCGCCCGATCTTAATGCTCTCATTGCCGCCAACATTGCTAAGTAGGTTTTACCTGTTCCAGCTGGGCCAGAGACCATAACGATATCGGTTTCAGGGTCATTTAATGCTATAATATATTTTTCCTGATTTATACTCTGAGGTATTAGTTCGATAGGTCTACGTGACTGTTGCTTTTTTCTATACTTGCTAAAGTCGATGGACTTAGAGGGATTCATAAAGAATGTATCCTCGGCATCGTGTTGAGTGTCTTTGTGTCTGTATGGTTCATGTTTTTTTCTTAGGGCTCCAGTTTTGCGTTTACTCATAAATTGTTTCCTATTTGATATGTTAATATGAGAACAATAAAATGTCATTCTCATAATATACTTACTGGATACAGGTAAGTAAAATGTCAGTGGCTTTAGAAATGCCACTTTGTGATAAATACATGCATCCAGCAATACTTTCGTAAAAATCTTTTGCGATCTCGGAGAGATAAATACTAGTATGACTAAAGCAATTACAGGCGATAATCTTGCTTCCGCACAAGCAAACGCATTCTTCAAAGACATTGACTTTATTAGTATTGTAGATACTATTAAAAATATTTACATGTCTGATGGCGCAATGAATACTTTATTGGATTTTGAAAGAGTCCTGGACGAAGCAGATATTTATGCTTACAGAAACTGGATTAACGGTGAATTAGTACAAGGACCTGATGTAGGTCGTTACACATGTAAATGTACTTTTATGTGGCCCTATAAATTAATGCCTGACCCAAGAGCATCATTAAGACTATCAACTATTGGTTGTGGTGTTAAGATGATGAAATCTAAAATCGAAGTTCCAGTTGCAGTAACATCATATGAAGACTTTCAATCAGGAAGTCGTTATCCTAAGATGAAAGAAAATCAAGTTTGGTTTATGCAAATTACTATACCTTTTGAATTGATGGATGACATTAAAGAAGGTAGTGTTGATATTGCTGAAGATACAATCGATCTATCAGATATTGAAGATGCATACGACAATGATTTAGAGCAAACAAAAACTGAAGAAAATACAGGTAATGACATGGAAGCAGTCGATGATATGACAGCCGGTGGCGAAATGGACGGAGGAGAATTTCAAATCTAATGACTATAATAAATGAAAGTTTGAATTATTTAGATATGGAAGGACAAATTTATCCGTATATATCTATCGATGAGTATGCCGCTAAGATGGGAAGTGATAAAGATATTGTCACAGTAACATTTACAGTTAAGTCAGAATTAGTCGCAGAAGATTTAGTTACATGGTTTGAAAGAGGCTATGATTATATCTTAGATGCAAGTATTAGTGAAGGCGAACTTGAACCTAACAAATGGTTAGTGTTTGTAGAAATGGAAAGACGTTCATGGGTAGCACGTAGAATTCTAGGATTAATGACTGAGTTAGAAACACTCACAGGAACTCCTGCAGATGAATATACTGTTAATATAGGTGCTGAAGACTATCCACTAGAGTTAGATATTATGAAACAAAAAATTATCTTAAACCCAGCAAAATATCAGATTGAAAAAGAAGATCCAATCGAAGAAGAACTCAATGAAATGAGAAATCAAGCAGGACTAGATCACAAAGAGTCTGATACACCAAAAGACGAATACATTAAAAGTATACAAGCCGCAGCCGGCATTTAATTATAGATTGGGTTAATAAACTGTTGACTTTTCTGCAACAGTCCGTTATAATATAGTATGGATTATTACGAAACATTAGGTGTAAATCATACCAGCACTCCCTCAGATATAAAGAAATCTTATCGCAGGCTTGCTAGTAAACATCATCCTGACAAAGGTGGAAATCCAGAACAGTTTAAAAAAGTACAAGAAGCATACGATGTTTTAAGTGACCCTGAGAAGAAATCACAGTACGATAATCCTAATCCGTTCGGTGGACAAAATTCTTTTCAACAAGGTAATCCGTTCGGCGATATCTTCGGTGATATCTTCAATCAACGTGGACAACAGCATCAACGTCAGCCACAAAGACCAATGTATCGAACAACATTAAATGTTACATTACGTCAAGCATATACAGGTGGACAGCAATCATTAGAATTAAATTCACCTCAAGGTAAGAAAGTAGTGAATGTCAATATTCCAAAAGGAGTACAGACTGGACAACAAACTAAATATGATAATCTTGTACAACCAAATAGTACAATGGTCATTGATTTTAATGTTATGAATGACTCATTTTTTGAGAGACATGGTCCGCACTTAGTTTCTCCTCATACTATTTCTGTACTAGACTTAATTGTAGGGACAGAGATTAAGTTTACTACAATATCTGGTAAAGTAATGAAAGTAAAAGTAGCACCCGGCACTCAACCTAATACTCAGATTAAATTATCAGGTCAAGGAATGCCGATCAGTGATCCTAGAGGTCCTAATGTAATTTCTGGGCAATTTGGTGACCAATTAATCTTGCTAAAAGGTATAATTCCAGCTACAATAGAACAAGGTATTATAAATGAGATCGTAAAATATAAAGATATACAGGACTTGAAGAACAACTAAATAAATGTAGAGGAACAAAAATTTGAACACATCACCAGAAATCGAAAACATTATCTCCAGGTCTGTAGAGACAGCAAAGTCCTATAACCACGAATATGTTACTATTGAACATTTACTTCATGCATTAGTAACGCATCCGCCGTTTAAGAAAGTATTGAATCAATTTAATGTTGATACTGACTTAATGATCAGTGAGATAGAAGCATATCTTAATGGCTTACATGCTATTGAATCTAAAGATCCAGAGTGTGTACCTAAGAAAACAAATTCACTAGAACGTGTAATGAACAGAGGCGTCACACAAGTTCTATTTACAGGACGTAGACAAGTTACTACTATTGATATATATTTGTCAATAGCAACTGAAGGGAATACTCATGCACATTACTTCTTATTAAAGTATGGCATTGTAAAGGCTCAGTTTATTGACTTTTGGCAGAAAAATTATAGACACCAAGAAACAACTTCAATCAATGCTGAACAGGCAGATGAAATCTTAGAAGAATACACAACTAACTTAACTCAACTTGCAAGAGAAGAAAAGTTAGAACCTGTTATAGGTCGTACAAAAGAAATTGATGACATCATTAATGTCTTAGCAAAGAAATTTAAAGCAAATGTATTAATGGTAGGTGACCCGGGTGTAGGTAAAACTGCAATCGCAGAAGGCATTGCATCAGCAGTTGTCAACGAAGAAGTACCTGAGTTCTTAGAAGGACATGAAGTCTATTCATTAGAGATTGGTAGTTTACTTGCTGGCTCAAAGTATAGAGGTGAGTTTGAAGAAAAAGTTAAAGAAGTTCTTTCAGCATTAGAAGTTAAAAAGAATTGTATTCTATTCATTGATGAAGCACATACAATGGGTGGAGCAGGACAAACGTCTAATGGGTCAGTTGACTTTGCTAACATGATTAAGCCTGCAATTACTAAAGGTAATCTTAAAGTAATAGCATCAACTACATGGGAAGAGTACTACGAATCGTTTGAGAAAGACAGAGCATTAATGCGTAGATTCTATCGTGTAACAATCGATGAGCCTAGCACAGACACAACAGTCAGAATTTTACGTGGCTTGTCAGAAAGATTAAATGATTTTCACAACGTTCATATCACAGAAGATGCGATTGAATCAAGTGTTGAAATGGCTAACAGATACATACATGATAGAAAGAATCCAGATAAGTCTATTGACTTACTTGATGCCGCATGTGCAAAGCAACGTGTATTAGAGAACAAAGGTGTTGATATAACAAAGTCATTGATCTTAGATCAAGTAGAGAAGTTCACAGGCGTCCCTGCTGACAAACTTAAAGGGGACAATGTAGATCGTATTACTAACTTAGACGTTAATGTTAAGAGCAAGTTATATGGTCAAGATAATGTAGTTGACGATGTAATCGAAAGAGTTTATGTATCGTTTGCAGGAATCGGTAACGAGACTAAACCTATTGCAAGTTTTCTATTCTTAGGACCAACAGGCACGGGAAAAACAGAATTGGCTAAATTGCTGTCTAGTAACTTAGATATGCCACTACTCAAATACGATATGTCCGAGTATTCAGAGAAGCACAGTGTAAGCAGTTTGATAGGACCTCCCCCAGGTTACGTTGGTTTCAGTGATTCACAAGTGCAAGGCGGCCGCTTGATATCAGACTTAAGTAAACAACCTCATTCAATTCTATTGTTTGACGAAGTTGAGAAAGCACACCCTGATATCTTTAATATTTTCTTACAGATGTTAGATGAAGGTACTATCACAGGATCTAATGGTAAGCAAGTATCATGTAAGAACTGCTTAATCATTCTCACATCTAACTTAGGTAGTGCAGATGGTGAACGTTCAAACATTGGCTTCGGTGATCCTGATAAACTAGGCGAAGATGAGAAAGCAATGAAGAACTTCTTTAAGCCTGAGTTTAGAAATAGACTTGACATGGTTTGTAAGTTTGGTAAACTTGATATGTTAGCAATTAAGAAAATTGTTATTAAGTTTGTTGCTGATCTTCAGAAAGCACTTATTGAAAAGCATAACATCACTCTTAACTTTGATGAGAAAGCAATTGATCGTCTTGCTAAAGAAGGATATGATTCTAAATTAGGTGCTAGACCATTAGCAAGAAAGATTGATGAACTCATACGAGTCCCTTTAAGTAAGAAGATTTTATTTGAGAAGATTAAAGATTCAAATATTATGTGTTTAATTGATGATAAAACTGATGCAATTGATTTTGCATCAACTAAAAAACAAATAGCACAAGTAGGAGATGACGGTATTATCGAAGTAGAAGATAATCCTAAGTTACCATAATCTTAGCATAAATACTCTAATAACACGGAGATAATTATGGCTAAGATAGTCGAAGACATGGTCGCAATCAAATTAAGCAAAATCGCAAAAGATGATGCTCCTGATGCACCAATCATAACTGATGAGATAGCCTCTCAGTTAGAAGCAGTCGCACAAGAGTTAGTTGGCGAAGCAGTTATAGTAGAATTAGTTAGGGGATAATAATGTCACAGTCAACAATTCTTACATTATTACCTCAAACTGTCTATAACAATGACGGGACTAATCAAAAATATAATGTTACTGGTAACTCAATACAGGCAGCCGCTTATGTATTAGGTAATCAAGACCTACAAACTGTAACATATAAGTTTACAGAAGTAACAGGTAACTTAGTTATAGAAGGTACTCTTGCATCGACTCCTGTTGAGGGAGATTGGTTTAAACTCTATGAAAAAAATGCAAACAACCAGGCTAATCTGAATGCTAACGTGAATTCTTATCAGAATATATCAGGTAATTTTACATACATGAGAGCAAAGATCAATGATTTTGGTAATGGTACAGTACAACACGTAAAAGTAAGTTACTAAAATGGCAAATATTGTTATCATGCCCGGGGGTTTTCACCCGTTTCATGCAGGACATGCCGCATTGTATAATAGCATCAAAAAGAAATACGGGGCAAGTTCTGATATCTATGTTGCGGCTAGTGATAGTCAAAAACAGAGACCTTTTCCTTTTAAAATTAAAGAAAAATTAGCACAAATCTCAGGTGTTCCAACAGGAGAGTTTGTACAAGTAAGGTCTCCGTTTGTTCCAAAAGAAATCACAGACAAGTATGATCCAGAGAATGATTCTATTGTTTTTGTACGAAGTGAAAAAGATAGAAACGAATACCCAAAGCCCGGCGGAACAAAGAAAGATGGTACACCGGGGTACTTTCAAGCATTACCTAAGTCAGGGTCTAAAGTCGGATCATTTAAAGATGTAGGTTACATGGATTACTTACCGACAGAAGAATTTGCAGGTATTACAAGTGCGACTGAAATTAGAAACGCCTGGCCTAAATTAGATACAGAAGGCAAAGGCAAGTTTGTAGAACAGATTTACCCTCACATTGCAGGCAACGACAAGTTAATTAACAACGTAATAAAGTTATTAGATTCTGCACTTACTGATGAAATCACTGAGGGTGATGTCGTACCATTTAAGCGTCCTGATTTACCTGAAAACATACAACAACTCGTAATCGATTGGTACGGAGATCAAAATAGATACACTAAAGCACAGTTACAATCAAAAGGATACAAAGTAGCAGTTGATGATCATTCAACTAATATTGTAGTTACTGATAAAAAAGGTAGAGAGTTTACTGTATCAGTAGACAAAGCGATGGACAGCCTAATACAGAGAGCCTACAGAGACCCTGAGCAAGTAGATGAAGTTAAATACGTTAGTGGATTTATGGGAGCAGACGGCAAACCAACATCTACTCCTACTGCGGCAGATTATGCATCTAATAAAGAATTTCAAAACATGAAGAAGAAATTAGGTGACAAAATACCTCAACCTACTAAAAGAGATGCAGACGGCAAATTATCACCATTTAAGAAAGACAAACAAGTAGACGAAGCATTTGTAAGTCCAGAGCAGTTAGATGAAGGTTTAAAAGAAAAACTTGCCATCGGTATCCTTGCATTAGGATTACAATTTAGCAAAACAAATGCAGAGGAAGTATTTGTTTATCAGGATACTCAAGGTAAATACGTCACTGCATACTCGAAAGAGGATGTTCCAGATACATCAGACCTAGTTTATTATATAGATACCGAAACGGATGAAGATGGAAATGTTACTATAGGAGAAAAAAAGTGGCTTAGATTTCCTGCTATAGCAACAGGTGATGCGGAGAAACTCCTGCAATTTATGCCTACACCAAAACCAGAATTTATACAGAAAGCAGTTGATGAATTGAAACTTGCCGGCTTCTTTACTGAAACATTCGTTGATCCTGATCAATCAAAGCAATACTGGAACCATGATTCACAAAATGTAGGAGTAGGTATGCAAATTGAAATGCCGTTAACAGATACACCAAACTTAAATGGTAGAAGACAAGGATTCAATGAAGGCGAAGAAAGAAGTATCATTAGAGATGCCGCAATCAATGCTTTAGTAAATGCTTTTGAAGGACATGAAGATGAATTTGAAAGTAGAGAAGCAATAGAAGCCAATATCTACAGTGTATTATCTGATTTAGATGTTGAAGATATCGTAGACCCAGAAATGGATCATCATGGTCAACGTATGGGGAACTTTGCTAGTGGTAGAGTTATAGATGTTGTTGATAGCAGTAGTGTAATAGATGAAGTTATGCAACAAATAAACTATTTTGACCCAACAGATGATAGAAATTATGTCAGTGAATCATTAGACAAGATTCGTGGCATGATCAAAGAAACTACAGACGAACAAAAGTCTAAGTCAGTTAACTTACATCGTAAACTCTTTGAACTCTTTGAAGAAGAAAGAGACAATGTTATTAAACTAAGAGGCTTCGGCAAAGAAACTGATAAGAAAGTAGTAGACATTAATAAAGCCAGACAAGAAAAACAAGCAAACCAAGAACGTGAAGACAATCGTTATAGTGAACAAAGACAAAAGCAAGATAATTATCTAACATCAATACAAGAAATTCTATTTGGATTACATGAAGAATTTGCTGACATGGAACAGTTAGGTCTGATGCCTATAGAATTAAAAGATGCATTTGACAACACAACACAACTCATTGACTTTATATCAAATTATAAAGATTCAGAAGATCAAAATGATTTTACTTTTACTGAAGAAATGGTTGATAAACTACATCTTAAGACTATTCAACTCAAAGAATACTTCGGTGGTACAAGAGACACTTCAGCACCTAAAGTGTTAAGACAACAGACTCCTAGACGAGAGCCCGGCTCGTATTGGAACAAAATTGATTTGTCCGAAACCGCTGATTATATCGAAGAAAAATAATTCCATCACTCTAACCTGTAGTAAATAATAGTAGTTATATATCGAAGCAACTACATTTAATACATTAGGAGTAAACATGGCATCGAAGAAAAAACCCGCCCCTAAGAAGGCGACAAAGAAAGTTACAAAAAAGCAAGAAGAGGCTAATATCCCATTAGAGACACTGCAAAATGCAGTTTCAGAAATTAATGAGAATCCTCCAGAAACACCTGCAGAAGGACAAGTACAAGTTAATGTAGACTTTCTACGTACAACTAAAGTACATATCGCAATGCCTTGTTATGGTGGAATGCTTACTGAATCGACATTTATGTCATTCATCAAGTGGGCAAACACCGCACGTCAATTAAACATTGACTGGACACTAGAGACAATGGTCAATGAATCATTGATTAGTAGAGCAAGAAATACTTTGACTGCTAAGTTCTTACACATGCCAGATGCAACGCATTTAATGTTTATTGATGCAGACATTGGTTGGGAGCCGTGGCACTTATTAGTACTACTAAACAGAGACGTTGATGTCATTGGTGGACTATATCCAATGAAGACTATGCCGATCAAATGGGTAGTGAACGGATTCGATGGTGCTGAAGAAGGCCCAGATGGATTCCAAGAAGTATCTAAAGCAGGTACTGGTTTCTTATTAATGAAGAAACATGTGTTCGGAAAACTAGAAAGTCATCCTGCTGTGAAGCAATATAAAAATGACATCGGACTTGACCCTGTATATGATCAATATCTAAAGACTTACTTTGATACTGCTGTACGTCAGAATCGCTACTATTCAGAAGACTGGACGTTCTGTGAAAACTGGCGTGATATCGGTGGAAAAATATACATGGACAAACGTGTCTTATTAAGACATTCAGGTTCATATGTATTCTGTATGGAAAATCAACAGTACTTACTTGACAACATTGGCCCTATGTATGTTCAACAAGAAGAACAGAAAAGAGCCGCAGGAGAAGCAGAACTAACACCTGATAGTGACGGAAACGTTACATTAGCAGTTGATGCAACAGGTATTACTCCGGTGAATGAAGCAACGTTTGAAAAACCCGGAACTTCATAAATATAGTCCTAAAACTATATAACTAAGTAAAAGTGCCCCTCTCCCAAGGGGCATTTTTTTGCCTGGGAGAGTTTTCCTGCTATATCCGTAATAGTGATAAATACTTATATTAAATAAAGGATTGATATAGATGAAATTTAACGAAATAACAGAGAATGCATCAGCAGGTTCAACCGGTTCCGGTTCAATATCAACTGTCGCATCTCCAATGAGTATGCAATCCCGTAATAATGCTAGTATATATGGTGGGAAAAAAGCAGGCAACTTACTGACAGGTAAAAAATCAAAGGGCAAATATGCTAATTCTGTCGAAGCACGTAAACATATGAACAAAGTTAACGAAGCCAATGTCACTGAAGATGAAAAAAATCGTCGGAAAAATATAAAAAGCGGTCACAATCCAAAAGTCAAACAACTATTGCGTGATGAGGGGACAAAAATCATACAACAGTGGGTTAAGAATCTACATGCCCAGTTTCCTAAAATGCCTAAAAATCGTGGCCCAAGTGAAGAATTCCCTTATGGCCCTATAAGCATCGTTAAAAGTGCTATGAAAAATGGCATAGAAACAACAGCAAGACTTATAGGTGAACGTAATATAAATAGAAATGGCATAGAAAACCTAAAAACAAGACATGCCTATGATAATATAATTATACCGGCATCCCAAGAAATATTGCTCAATTTATTACCTCAGATCGATTTTGATAAAATCAAATCAGCATACAATAATCCTAAAATTTTAGACACGGAACTCACTGAAGAAGATGTGATGGAAAAAGAAGTTCTTGTTATCCCAGGCTCAAAGAAAAAAGACCGTAGATCAGGTTTTGTGCCGCACGGTGAAAGCAGAGTAGACCATGAAGTTAAAATGGCTAAGGCTGATCTATTTGCAACAGCAAAGAATGCGAAAGAAATTATGGAATGCTTAAAAGATAGAAGTGAAGAAGAAGGTATCAAAGGATGGATGCAGTCTTATATTACATTAGCAAATGATTATCTCAATTCAGTCAATGAATCATTACAATATGAAATGCAGATGCATGAAGATCAACCAGCCGCATACGGAAATGGTGCAGATGATCGGATCAATACAAGAAATAAATTAGACAAAGAACCATACGGCGGACCTAGTTCAAGTTCTCCCGGCGGTGCTTTACAATCAACAGTGGGCGGAGCATAATGAGTTCAATATTAGAAGGTGCTGATATAGCGTATTTAAGAGAGTACAACGAATCTGAAGACGAGAGACGTTTAGATGCGTTACAAGACTCCATAGGTAGTATTAGAAAAGCAACAAAAGGTGGAAAGTATCTTGGTAGTGATGTCATAGACATTATGGTACAGGTACAAGGTTTCGCAGAAAAATTAGGTATCGATCCTCAAGAACTAGACTATTACGAAAATCAAGTTAGAGAAGCACAAAACAATTTAGAATCTGCTATTTACGGATTAGAAGAACCGTTTGAAGATGCTATCAGAACACTACAAAATAGAATAGATGATGTAAGAATGGATGCTGAAGATTTAGACGAAGCAGGTACTAATTGCTGGAAAGGATATGAGAAGAAAGGCACTAAGAAGATGTTTGGTAAGACTGTCAACAACTGTGTTAAGAAAGAATCAGTAGAAGAAAATACACCGGGATTTGATCAGGATGCATTTAATAACATCTTTAAAGATAGAAAACCAAAGGCGTCCGGGGATGCCCAAAATGCTGGCGCCAACAGGCGCATTAATAGGTCTAGACGTTACAAAGATGATTTTAAAAGTTACAAAGATGATTTCAAAAGAAATGAGTTAGATTTTGAATTAGGGCATGAAGATTTAAAAGAAAAGAAAAAGTCTGGCATGGGTGAAGTCATGGAGATGTATGACGATCATCTTTACCTTATGTATATTAATGGTAAATTAGCGGCACCTACTCCGATCGAAAGAAAAGACAAAAATACATACGAACGAATTGCTAAAAACATGGGATTTGAAGATATAATGTTTAAGGCTACACCAAGACATCATTATTCTTCTGAGGACTTAGCAGAAGGCAATGGTAATATTCGTAAAGTATTTGCAGGTATTGTTCTATTAGGCGGACTACTAGGATTAAACAATTACCAAGCACAAAAGATGTATGATCAGAGTCATCAGTTACAACAGTTAACACAAGTTTATATGGTTGCTAAAGATAGAGGTGATAAAGAAAAAATGAAAGATGTTAGCAGAAGAATCAGCAATCATAAAACAAGAATAGATTTAGGCAAAGGCGATGTTGATTTTGATGGACGTCCTGGCAATGACGATATTAAAGATATAGATTACATAAACCCAATTGAGGAAAGATAATGGCAGAAGAAATTATAAATGACGTTGATGAAAATGGATTTGAAATCATTGACACACCGATACAAGAAGCACTAGATTTATCAAATTTAGCAACTTTTTTAAAAGAAGCAATAGCAACAGATACTGCTATAGAGTATACTGTACCACTTAATGATGACAGTTCATTTATAAATGCTCACTATTATGATCCTGATAAAGGAGAAGATTTCATAACAGAAGCAAAAGTTAATGTAACTGTATTAGAGCATTTGTATAACCCATCAGAGGAAGCAGAATTTAAAGCATGTGATGACTGGTTAATTGAACTTAAATTGGATGGAGAACTGTTTTCAAAAGAAGTTAAAATTAACGAAACAGCATCGTTTGAATTTCTCCAAGAAGATATTAACGAAGAAGGCGTAGATGCTATTATTGCATCAGGTGTCGGGCGAGTAGAACTATCTATAACTGCAATAGATACAGGCCATGAGTTATCTGAAATAAAGATATCAGTTTCGTAAGTTCAACTTATGAAATTATGTGAACTTAAAGAAGGCATGGGCGGATCATCTGGAGGTGGAACTCCTGGAGCAGGTGGTGCCGGTGGTTCATCATTAGGTCTTCCTTACCCATCAACATACGAAGAAGAATACGACAAGTTCAAATATCGTAGCCCAGTCCAACGACAAATGTCTTTAACCACTGAAGAACAAGGTGAAATGTTTACTGACCATCTCGGAATGCAAGAGATGATGAATGATAAAAAGTGGCCTGGTGACTTGCAACAAGAAGTATTAAAGAAGTATGTCAATGATACTGAGCAAGGAGAAAACTTTGTCGGAGAAATGAAGTACAAAGGGCTAAAACGTTTAGATAACTACGGTCTATTGCAAAACACAGAGAACTTGCAGTTATTAACAAGATTACCTCAGAACATAATCAATAAAATCAATGAGACATGGCAAATGTCTATTCCTAAAATACAAGCAACATCTGTGTCTGATCTAGGATACGAAAAGTATATTATGCAATTTGGTTTTCTTACAAAACCAGCAGTAGCAATTGATGCTGATATTATTATGGGAACTGAAAAATGGGTTGCTAGTGTAATCAATGGTGAAAAAGTAAAACAATGTCATATTTTATCTCCAGAGGGACCAGGTGTTATAACAAATAGACCAAATAATAGTTTGGCGCCTGCAAAACAAAGAGAACTAGCATTTGTAGAAGCATTAGATAAAATTTATCCTAGAGATGAGTTGCCACAACTTAACATTACTGACTTTGAAAACTCAGAATACACCACACAAAAAATACAAGCTCCTATTGATAAACTTAGGCCTTCACAAAATGAACGTTTAAAGAAATACACTAAGAAGGCTATAAAATTATTAAAACAAGGTCAAGAAAAACCTATAGTCATTGATAAACGAGGTTATATCATAAACGGTCATCACAGATACGATGCATACAAAAAACTCAACTACAAGACGATTCCTGCGATTAAGGTAAATGCTACCATAGAAGAACTAATCGATAAATACATGTAACAGGAACGAATATAATGCTCTCAGAGAACCTTAAAATACTATTAGCAACATCATATGCATTTGTGATCAAAGCACAAAACTTTCATTGGAATATTGAAGGATCTAATTTCCCTCAATATCATAAATTCTTTGATGATTTGAACCATGAAGTATATGAAAACGCAATTGACAGAACTGCTGAATATATTCGTACACTAGAATCATATACTCCAGGCTCAATATCACGTTACGCAGAACTCTCATTGATACCAGATCAATTAAAGATACCTAGAGCAGAGTTAATGTTTGCTGAACTGTATTCAGATAATACAATTCTAATCGAACATCTAAAAGTATGCTATGATTCATGTGAAGAATCAGAACACTATGGTATTTCAAATTTTATTGCTGAACGAATAGACGCCCACAATAAACATCAATGGATGATACGAAGTACATTAAAGACATCTAGGGAGTAAACATGCTCTCAAATCAGTTTGAAAATATAATACTGGAATATAAGCAAGATATTACTGCTAAGAAAATGGGCGAGCCACTCATTCAGAGATTCATGGCTGATGCAGATAATGATCCAAGTATACTTACACCCAAAACAAAAAAACTAGTTGATGCAATACAAAACATTGAATTAGGGCCGTTGTTTGCAAAGCCGGATCCCGATAAGCCCGCTCCAACTGAAAAAGAACTAGCAAAAGAAAAAGAAAAATTAGCAATTTTAAAAAATCAACTTGCTGTCTCAATATTAACAAAAATAGAAGAAACAGATCCTACTAAAAATAAAAATTATGTTCAATGGTTAGTGAGAACATATTCTAATAATACTATGCCTTTAGAAGATGTAGTATCAACGATTGCTGATTACTTAGATAAGTTTCACAAGTTAAAAATAAAACGTCATTTAAAGAATGCTGACATCGGCCAGTATAGTAATTTTGATGACTTTATGAATGAGATAGATACATTTCCTAATGACTTGATAGATGATGACGAAGGGAAAAAGAAAAAATACAATGCAGAAAAGATATATGATGAAAATGGTATCTTAGTTATTCATCCATTAGATAGAGAAGCATCATGTCGTTACGGTAGAGGAACTCGTTGGTGTACAGCATCAACAAGAGGTCATAATTACTTTGATTCATATAATAGAAAGGGTCCGCTGTATATGCTTATACCACGCAGACCTAATCATGCAGGAGAGAAATATCAATTTCATTTTGAAGACGGTGTCGTTGCAGATGAAAAGGATGATTACTTAAATAATGCACAATTATATAAATTAGCGGAAGACTTCCCGGCAATTAAAGATGCATTTAAAGAACAAGCAGAAAAATTCGGTCTTCTTTGGTTACAACAACCTAAAAGAACATTTGATGGATCTAACTTTAAAGTAGAAGAATATGTAAAGAACAACGCACCTTATTACTTGTTCAAGCCTACTGATACAGATCAAATCTTTGGCATGGAGAAAGATGCTGATGGATCAATGAAGGTCACAAAGATAACCAGTACTGGTTATGGTCATAATGAAGATTTATCTACTATTGAAGAACACGATTTGTTTACTAAGTACCCTGATTTAGTTACTAAGTTCGGCATTGAAGGTGCTAACATCGTTTCTAATCCGACAGTAACTAACACTAAGAACAAGGCGTCGATAGAACAACATAAAAATGTTATTGTTATGACTGATAAACACGGTCATAAGACTTCAGTAAAAGCAACAACTGGAAGAGATGATGCTCCAAGAATTGAAGCAATGCGTACAAGCCCACTTCCAGGTACTCCTGGAGAGGGCCAAAGGAAAAAAAGCTCCGGCGCTCAGTTACAGTTGAATCCATATGAACTTACATTAGAACACCCTGAATTAATTGACATATACGGTACAGTTATACAAAAGAAAATAAAAGAGCAGGCCAAGGTAGTTAAAGATAACGGCGGTGACATAAAAGAATATAATCAAAATGCCTTAAGAAAAACTGCCGCATTCTTACCTTATAAGTTATACAAAAAAGAAGACGTAGTAATTAAAAGTCATCAAACATCAGATGGCAAGCCTGTATTAGATTATGTTGTAAGTACAAGAGACGGAACAGCCACTATTATTAACAGAGACATGAGGACAGGTGAAGTAGATTCTGTCGAGCCTGTCAAAACAAATTCAATACGTGGAATCACAGGAGATGCTCAACTCCGTTCATTAGTAAATGCACAAGGAGAAGAGTATGGAGACATGGGAGATAAATCATTCCAACGATTATATAGCGGCAATCCAAGTGATCATCGCAATGATCAGAATGCTTTAGATTTTCTACCATCTATATCATACTTAGAACAACATCCTGGACTAAAAGATTTCTACAAAGAAACAGAGTTAGCAACACCGAAAATAAAAGAAGTGCCTTCAGGCACTATTAAAGATTACGGTAAAGTTCAAACACCCCCGAATTCTAACTCATACTATAGTGGAAATGACTTACAAAATAATGTAAAATCAATGCGTAACTACATTGTACAACCTAAAGATTCAGAAGCAGGGGAAAGTTATGCGATTAGTTGGTCTCCTGAAAGACCCCAGTATACGGAAACATATCACTCTGATTCTAACGGACGTCAAACTAAGTTAGAAGAATATAAAGACCAGCAACATGTATTAAGAATGTTCCCTGAACTTAGACAGATGCAATTAAAAGATTGGGAAGCATTTCGTAAGAGAGATCCTGAATATCAACCTACAGAGTTTAGTCAGTACAATAGTCATAGCAGACTTGAAGGCGTACCCGCATGGACATTTGCACCTGAAGCGGAAGTAGACAATGAACGTGTTGATATCAAACAGTATGGAAATTCTAGTGAGACTCATACTTTACCTATGTTTGAAGTAAGACCAAAAGAAGAAAATCCTTTCGGAGTAGTAGGAGATACATTCTTTATTGATCTAGCATTAAAAGATAATAGAGGTAAGTACGGAAAGATTAGTAGTATCGACATTCAAAGATTCGGTAAAAACTACATGCAAGAGAAAGAAGTTGATGAGTATGGTAGATTCCAAGATGCTGGTCAGCAAAATTTTGTAGCCGTAGACACGAAGGCAACAGCAGATAAAACTAAATTATCGCCCAAAGAAATTATAGACTTTTTTAAATATTATCCAGAACTTAGAAAGATGGTTAGAGATGAGAACATACATCCTAAAACTCCTCATCCAGCACTTGCTTCTAAGCCCGACGAAGAAGGCAACATAGAAGAAAATGTAGAACAGTTCGATAACTTTAAATTAGAGACTACTACACAAACAGTGCCCGGTGTTGAAAAACAATACATTGTACCTAATGAAGAAGAATACACAGGAGAATTCTACACTCTCTTTACATTTGACCCATCACAACAACCTGCATTTGAAAATGGAGAATCAGTATTTACTGAGTATGGTAGAGTTAAGGGTTACGGTGATAGAGGATTTACTCAATTAGTTAGGGGAGAGGGAGAGTCTGATAGAAGTTATTACGGACAAACAAAGACTCCTGGCCATGAAATGGAAGAGGCATATACTGGAAGAATTGAGGGTAGTATGACCCCTAATACTCCTGCATACAATGCATTGATGCAACGTTTTCCAGAATTAAAAGAATTACTTACAGAAAAGGGTATAGAAGTTGGTGACATTAGAACTCAAAATGTAACTGAAGAAGATGTCGTTGAGTTTGGAACAGACAGATTATATACATTTAAAAACAAAGACGGCAGTGATGTCTATATTATTACTCCAGTAAACAATCCTCTAAGAGGACAGCACGGAGACATTAAACAATCATCACTTGGCCCTAATGATAGCGGCCGCATGGGCAATGATATCGGTGCAAATTTTAGAAAGTTAGCATCAGACGAAGAAGGTTATGACGAAGAAAATGAGACCTGGAATAGAGATTCATATGCTATAAACTTTGAGAGTACAGAAAGTAATCCATATCTAAATGTACCGTTACTAATAGATCCTTTAAAAGACATTGTTGAATTACAAGTAAAAGCATCTGGCGGCAGAGAAACTGATACCCGACTGACATCAAAAGAAGAATTTGAAAATGACGTAATAAAGTCATTTAGTACAATTTCATCATTAGAGGATGGTAGTTCTAATACTAATAACAACTCATATCTTAGTAGAGCAAAACAAAACCCAGAGTTATATAAATGGTTACAAGACAAAGCAGAAATACGAAATAGTGAAACTAAAGGTATAGGTCAATTTATTAATTTCTTACCTATAACAACTGATCAATTAACAGATGAGCAAAAAGAGATGCCAAAAGTATATGGTATAAACTTAGTTGGTATCGGAAAAATTGGCATCAGTAATCCTCTTTACATGTGGCAGGGAAGACAAGATGGCTTCGGTGGAGCAGAGTATAAATTAAATGACGAGAAAAGTCAATACAGTTTACAAAATTCAGATTATAAAGAAGCACTTAACGATATGCGTGGCATTGAAAACGACCAAAATAATACGTTTCGTAAAATGAATCAATACAAAATGAATAACACTACACTTCTGATTAAGCCTGAGTCTGCTACTAGATTTTTAACTATTAACGGCGGTGGTGGCAGACGGATAGCGTCAAATGGATATATGCAAGTTCCTAATGCTAAATTCTTAAACATGGCTAGAGAATTGCCTAACATAGAAAAGATCATACCTAAGAAAGAATTAAAAGCAATGGGTGCAATGCCCACACAGACATGGGGACCAAGGCAAGTTACAGCATTAGCAGGTAAGCCGGCATTAAACAATGATGGCAAGTCTTGGATTAAAAGTATAAAAGAATTTAAAATGCCTGATGGCTTAGGCATTGAGTCACATGGTTATGGTATGGATATGCCTCATAAAATTTTACCCGCGGGCACTGGATATCTTATAACACTGAATCCTATATCTGATCAACAAAAGAGAAAAAGAGTCGATGGCAAAATACAGAGAGTTGCTAGTCCATGGAGTACTCTTATGAGAGGATTAAGACAGCGGGGAATAGATTTACCCTGGGATTTCACCCATGAAGTTTTAGATGCCACAAACGGGCCCCGAGATTCAAAAGAAAATCAATTTATGATTTACTTTGCAAATGACCGCGTTGCATATATACTCGATTCAAATTCCGCAAACTATTCTAAGTATAACTTAACACAAGAGATGAAGAAAGCATTATTCTTTGATCCGGAAGTAGGTATCTTCCCTGAATTAAAACCTATATTCGATCAATACTCAAAATCAAATAAATGGTTGCGTGAACATGAATTTCATGCTATAATGTCTCAAGTATTACGTGAAAGTTTAGGAGACAAAAAATACTGGGAACTACAAAAAGAAAAAAACAAACAAAACAAACCTAATTACGGTCAACTTGTATTCTTAAAGAACATACGTTTAGCAGGTAGTTATGATAATAACAAATTAAAAGAACTCGGCTTCTTTATGAAGAATGGCGAGTGGGCAATATCAAAGCCTAAGTATGATAGCATTGTTAGAGACGGCAAGTTAAGAGAAATGACTATTAACAGACCATTGATTACAGGTAAAAACAAAATACCAAACGTAGGCAAAAAGAAAGTACAAGAAAACGTTTGGGCATTTGATGCAGAGAAAGCATTAGAGTTATTAAAAGAACCTTTACTACGAGGTGGAGGAGATGATGATCCTGATTTAGGTTGTGACATGTGCGGTGGACATGGATGTGGAGCAGGGTACGACATCAAAGATGACTTAGCACGATGGACAGAAATGTTAAATCCAGATGCAGATAATAGACCTGAACATCTTACAAACGATTACATTCAACAGAAAATAGAAAAACTAAAAGCAATGGT